CTATGTCAAACCATCCGTCAAGAGTTCCCAAACATTCCCTACATCATCAATGGTGATGCCTCAGGTGCTTCTCGCAATGCCTTCACTCAGGACAACATCAGTGCCTATGCCCTCATCAAGAACTATCTGGGCATCCCAGACATGCAACTGCAAGTTCCTCGCTCAAATCCGAGCCACATAGCCAGCAGGCTTGTGACAATCCTGACCTTTCAGAAGGCCAAGGTTCAGATTAGCAGCAAGCGATGTGATGAACTTGTAACTGACCTCAAGGAGGCCAAGGTAGACCGGCAGGGCAGCCTTGATGCATGGAAGAATAAGAACCCTGACAAGTCTCACGCATTGGATGCTTTTCGCTACTTCATTTTCTCTAACTTTGCTGAAATTACAAGCAACTTTAACCTGGAGAAGTATGGCACAATGCTGCAATGATTGTTTCAAGGTCTGCGAGCCTCTCAATGCTTGCCCGACTGCATTCTACATTCAAGTGCCTAACGATTACACTGAGCCTGAAATACTGCTCAATATCACTAAGCCAGGAGTAAATGTGCGCGTTCAGCAACTGCTGACTATTGACTTAGATGGCTTTGTTGATGCTGACTTTGAGGCCATGCCTGAAGGCTTCCTGAATCCTTGGGGTGGCAGCTACACATTGAGCTTCACAAATTCTGCTACATTGCAGCCTGTGACATTCACTGCCGGTGATGGCAAGCAATACACAGACATCTGCATGAGCTTCTCACAGACCTACACAAACCAAGATGATAACTTAGTCATCCTAAACATATTCAACGATAATCAGCCAATACTTTACCCATGATGAATTATGATATTGATGCAAGTTGCGGAGGCAAGCGCAGAGGCTGTTGCCTCATTGAGCTTCCACACGATGGAGAGCCTGCTGAAGTTGTTGCTCATCAGCGCACTCAGCGCATCCTTCTCTTTGTTTCTGGATTACCTGCTGGAGGATCACCCACTTGGGCAGTGGTATCTCTCTCAGATTCAGAAGCTGCCCATGAATTGGGCGAAGCCACTTGGTGAATGCCCTTTCTGCTCAGGAGCTTGGCAGTTCCTTGTCATCTCCTGGCTTATGTTTGACTATCCGTTTTATCTATGCTCAATATTTTTAGGCGCAAACCATCTGCTCCTGCTCCTGTTCAACCGGTGGCAGAAGAAGCTCCTGTTCAGGGAGAAGCAGGCAGAATACTTTACAAAGGAGTAGCCCCAAAAGACCGATGGGATCAAATTGAGTTTGCCTTCTGCTCAGGTGGAGTCAACTACTTTAAATTCGTAGCTGAGGTCAATGTGCCATTCCAAAGAGCAGTAGCTGCCCGGGACATCTTCACCGAGGAACTTTGGCAAATCAACCCAGACTTCCTGAGAGGCTGGAACAATGGGCTAATAAACTTGCTCATGGACAAGAAGAAGAAGGATGATAAGAAGTTATATGAGATTGGTGTGCTGGCCTCAAGGCTGAAAGAGCAAATGGAGATGAGCGTTAGCCTGCTCCGGCAGCTGAAGCTGGCAACAGTTGTTTACTTTGATGAGCATGAGAATCCTTTGGATTATCAGTACCCATACAACAAGACTAAGCTGGAGCATTGGATGAAGCACAATGATGTAGAGGGTTTTTTTTTGACACTGCCAGAGTACGCCTATCTGCCCTCTTTGACCGAATACAGCACGAATTTCCCGACTTATTTGCGGGCAGAAACTCTGCAAAGCCTAAACAACCTGAAACACATTATTGGACTTCAATTACACGACAGCACAGACTCCGCTTTGATGAGCAGTTTAGAGTCGCAGGTGGAGATGCTGTCAAACTTAAATTCCTGGTCGAAAGGCCAATCTATGAATACTATCTAATCGTGAGCAGCTATATTGCTGCCCAGAAAAGTAAAAAGGGTAAGTGATTTGTTTTTCGAGGGTAAAAGGCCATCAGAATCTGGTGGCTTTTTTAATTGCTATCTTTGGGGCATGGCAACACTAAGTAATAATGACATCAAGATTAGGTATGTCGTTGAGACTTCCAACCTTGAGGCTGCTGCTCAGGCCTTTGACAAGCTATCAGTAGAAGAGAGGCAGGCATTGGCTGAACTCAAGAAATTCAACCAGGAGAGCAACAACACCAACAAGTCAATGGGCGAACTTGGCAGCATTGCTGGCAAGGTAGGTGGTGTGCTTGGTGGCCTGTTTGCAGTAAGTCAGATTAAACAGTTTGCTGCTGCTGTTGTAGAAACTACTGTAAAGTTTGAGTCAATGAAGAAAGCCATTGACTTTGCCTCTGGTTCTGCCGAGATGGGCAATAAGAACTTTGAGTTCATCAGGCAGACAGCACAGAAGTTAGGACTTGATCTAAGAGGAGCAGTAGAAGGCTATAAGACCTTTGCCTCTGCTGCCAACTTAGCCGGGCAGAGCAGTCAGGAGACTAACAGACAATTTGCAGCAGTTGCCAAGGCTGCACAAGTCATGGGTCTGACTGCGGAAGACACTAAAGGCGCATTCCTGGCACTTGGACAGATGATGTCCAAAGGAAATGTGCAGGCTGAAGAACTTAGAGGCCAACTTGGTGAGCGACTCGTAGGCGCATTTGGCATAGCTGCTAAGGCAATGGGAGTGACAACAGGAGAACTCAACAAGATGCTCCAGAAAGGTCAGGTACTTGCTGCTGACTTCCTGCCTAAGTTTGCCACTGAGCTTGAAAATACATTCGGTAAGGGTAATACACAGGTGACCTCACTTGCAGCCTCCCAGAACCGATTTAACTCATCCATTGACCAGCTTATTCTGGCAATTGGCAATAAACTCAATCCATTCCTCAAAGGTGCGTATGACCTGGCAGCAGGCATAGCAGCTGAACTTGCTAAGGCAGGAAGCACAACAGCAGCAGAGAGGCAGGCTAAGTTCAATGCCGAAGCAGTGGCACAAAAGCGCATTGAGACTGAGCTGACAAGAGAGACAATAAAGTTAGACCAGCAGAATCAAATCAGAATAACTGCTGCCAATCTTGAAGGCATAAGAAGGCAGATTGCCCGAAATCAGCTACTGACATTTGAGGCAAGGATTGATGCTCAGATGCAGAAAGTTGCTGAAGCTCGCATTGCTGCTGCTGGCACAATGAGCAGCAGGCTTCAGATGAATCTGACAAAGCAGGAGAATGAACTGAAGGTACTTCAGGCAATGGAGGAGCAATACATTAAGATTGTTGGTGTAGTAGCCAATGCTCCTACTGCACCTAAAGCGATGACTCCAGAAGAACTTGAAAAGCAGCGAAAGGCACTTGAACTTGAATACAACAGAAAACTGGAGCTGCTCAATATTGATAAACTAATAACTCTGGAACGCATAAAGCAGACGGTTGATTTGCAACAGCAATCAGTTGCCAATCTGGAGGCAGAAGCAGCCAATAGCGCGGAGGTCTTAAAGTTGTCAAAGGAGTATGGAGACAGAGGAGTTCAGGCCGCTAAGGATAGGGCAAGAACAACAGTTGCTATTCTTAAAACGCAACAGCAAGACATCCTGGCTGAATATGACAAAAACTCTAAAGAAATAATTCAATCAGAAATTGATACTGACCAGAGACTTTACAAGGCATCTCTTGAGTCAGCAGAAAGGCAAAAGAAGCTAAATGATGCCATAACTAAGGCAACAATCATGGATGATGAGACTGAAAAAGACATCCTTATCCAAAATCAGATTGCCTACAATAACGAGCTAATCAGAATCAATGAGGAGGCAAGAAAGAAAGGCATAAAGGATGCTGTTGGTGTTAATGAACAGCTGATTGAGGAGAATAAGAGGCTAAGATTAGAGCTTTTAAAAATCAAAAAATCAGAAGCAAAAGACACAAAAGAAGCAGAGGAAGAAAAGCAGAGAAGGATTCAGGCAACCATTGACCTTGCATCAACTCTTACAAATGGCTTCACAAGTCTATACACGGCCAACATTGACAAGCAGCTAACTGCATTAGACAGGCAATCAGAGGAGCAAATCAGGCTGGCCGATGGCAATCAGCAGAAGATTGATGAAATTAATCAGCGCAAGGCAGAGAAGGAGAAAGAGCTAAAAATGAAGGCATGGAAGGCAGAACAGACAGCAGCCGTTGCAAGGGTAATATTTGAAACTGCCTCAATAGTGGCTAAATGGTCAAGCAATCCTGTGACATTGCCTCTTGCTGCCCTTACCTTATTCAATCAGGCTGCTCAGATTGGCTTTATTATGTCTCAACCAGTGCCTGAGTTTGCAGAAGGTACAAAAGGTAAGCCATTTGAGGGAGGAAGAGCAATTGTAGGTGAGCGAGGAGTTGAAAAGGTGGTTACTGAGTCAGGTAAGGTGTACTTCACACCACCAACTGCTACTCTGGTTGATCTGCCAAAAGGCTCACAGGTTATTCCTAACCATGCACTCAGCAAGCAAGAGCTATTCCTGGCTAACCACTATGCCAACAGAAGCAGCTCTGCCTCTCCGGTGGTGGGTGAACTCAAGGAGTTAGGCAGCATCATTAGGTCATTGCCCATCACTCAGCTCAACATGGATGAGCGAGGCTTTGAGAAGTTCATCAGGACACCAAGAAGGACAACTAAAATATTGAACAATCGATTCAGAAGCTCCGCATCATAGAACTATTGGTTTAGATTAGAACGGGGTAAAGAGCCTCTGCAATGCAGGGGCTTTTTCTTTTTACCTTTGCGACATGGCAGGCTGGAGATTCTATTTAAATAATGATGAGGTTGAAGAACCTATTGGCTGGGATGCAATTGAGTTCACTGCAATTAGAATGGAGAGTCATGGCATTGACCAGCCATTCAGCACAGAGGTTAGGTTCTATGGCAAGGGCGCAAAGCTGATTAAAGCACTCTATGACCTATACTTCATCAATGCAGAGATTGAGATTAAGATAACCTCTGATGTAGGCTACAATGGTGCGCCATTTGAGTTTATAGGCATGCTCAATTTGTCTATCTATCAGGAGCATAATGTCTGCGACACTGATAGCTGGGAGGTAACGGTAGGCATCATTGATGACAACTTCAGGGAGCAGTTTAAGGCCCGGCAGGATGTAGAGATTGACCTGACCAGCACAACAGACCTGAATGGCAATGCCATTACTGCCCTGACTCAGAAGGAGATTAGGCTGCACAGGCAGGACTTGTACCTTCAGGCCAATGGTAAGAACTTGGCTGATAGCAGCACTACAACTTACAATGGCCCTCTTGGCCCACTTGCGCAGAGATTTGCAGTTGTTCCTACCTATTGGCAGCAGAGTGATTTTAAGGAGAACTATGGCAGCACCTTTGATACCAATGTTATATTCATTACCAGAATCAATTGGGAGACAACTCCAATTTTAAAGAATAATGCTACCACTACTCGGACATGGAACTATGAGGTAACAATTGATTTTACACTTACCAATAATGACACAGCGGGGAACATTCAAATAACTCTGGCCTTTATTGCTCTTAATGGCAATATTCCCGCTGGCAGCACTAATTTATACACAATTGACCTTACACCGAGCCAAACAATCAATGTAAATCAGACATTTACAGGCTCATTCACAATACCAACAGCTTACACAATTTCGCTATTCTTTGTGCAGGACACCTTTAGCACTGTCCTTAATGGTGTCACGGTTGATATTGAAAAAGGATATCAAATAACTATCAGCGAAATAAATGCCGGAGAGTATGCCTCTACCGCCAACTGCCTGACCATTGAGCAATGGCTTCGCAGGGCAATCTACCTGATGACAGGCAGCAATAACAAGCTGCTCTCTGATGCCTTTAGTGAGTCAGGCAATGGCTGCTATTGGAACAATGCCCTGACCAATGGCCTAAGAATAAGGCAGGCAGATGGTCAGGATAACTTAGGCGCATTGAAAACAAGCTGGAAGAAAACCTTTGATGACCTCGATAAGATATTCTGTCTTGGATGGGCCTTTGAATGGGATGGCACAGAGTGGAAAATCAGAGTAGAGCCGAGGGAATACTTCTACCAGGATAGCATCAGCCAGAGCTTTGAGAATGTTGGGGAGGTAGATCAGATGGCTAAGGTTGATTTGCTCAAGAACAACATGACACTTGGCTATGATGATAAGTGGAAGAACATTCAGCTGAGTGGTGTCTATGCCATCCATACTGACCGCAATTACTTTGTGGATAATAAGGCAATGAATGAGGCCAGCAGTGCAAAGGAAGACCTGCGCTCAGGAACTATTGCAGAAGGCTATGCCATTGAGTTCAGCCGAAGGCTCTCAGGCATCACCTTTGGTGGAGCAACATCTGACAGGCCTAATGATTATGAGACATTCATTATCTGGCTTAATAGGTTTTCACTATCATTTGATCCAATTCAGAACACCATTTTTAATCTGCCACAGGAGACGGGTGCAGTAACATTTGCCCCTGGCGAAGTCAGCATGCCATCTAACTACATCACTGCCAGCAGTGGGCCATTGTCAGGCCTCTACAACATTTACCACACTCCGGCAAGGGTAGCCTGCCGATGGTGGAAGGTGCTGGGCATGCACACTTATGGCACAATTAACCCAAGGCTGCGCTTTCAAGTGGGGCAGTATCAGACTAATTATAGCAGCACAATCAACGGTGATGATGAGACTGAAAGCTGCATTGAGATAATCAATGGGCAGATTGTTGAGAACTCAGACATCTATGCCGACATCCTTAATGTAGCCTACAAGGACTACCTATTCAAGCCAATAGGCATTGAGTTCTCATACCCTCAAAGTCTCTGCGATTTCTTAACTTTGTCACAGGATGAGCAGTACCGGAAAGTTAGGCTCACTTCAGGCAGTCTTGATGTCCAAGGTTTCATCACCGAGGCCACCAATCAGCCAGAGGATGCTTCCGGTGGTACAACTAAGTTCACTCTACTGATGGCAGCAACTGCATCAGGCATAGGAGGAGCATTTACAGACGGATTCAGCACAGGCTTCGATAATGGCGAATAGTACCAGAACCCAACTAAGCACAGACTCACTTAGCTTATTTCCTGACAATAATAGTCAGCTAATCACACCACAAGACCTCCGTGATTGGCTGACAAGTGGCATTGAGAGCTTTGTAACTCAGAAGGACAAATCAACCTTTGAGAATGCCTTTTATGAGAATAGATCAACAGCCTTAGCATCTGGGGCAACAGTTAATTTATCAAGTGCTAATGGCAACTTTGTCCACATTACAGGCACAACCAACATCACCAGCTTTGGAAGCGCATCAGCAGGCTCACGATTCATTCTATGCTTTGATGGAGTTTTAACTCTGACCTATAATGCAACGAGTCTAATTCTGCCAGGAACTGCCAACATCACGACTGCTGCCGGAGATTGTTGCCTGATTATTTCAGAAGGTTCAGCCAATTGGCGAGTTGTGGCCTACTTTCCAATCTCTGGAGGAGGAGGAGGAGGCATTACTGCTCTTACTGGTGATGTAACTGCATCAGGTACTGGCTCTGTTGCCGCAACGATTGCCAATGGTGCAGTTGATATTCCAATGTTATCCGCAACAGGCACACCATCGGCAACTACATTTTTAAGAGGCGATAACCAATGGGCAACTCCGGCAGGTTCAGGCACACCGGGAGGCAATCCAGGAGAGATTCAATATAATGATACTGGAGCATTCAATGGAGTGCCTGACCTAACCTATGAGGGGTCACCGACTAAATTTGTGGTAATTAAAAACCCTAAAATAGGTTCAAGTAATGGTAATGGACATCTGCACATTCACTCCGCCAATAGTGCGCCCTCAGGCATTACGGATTATCTGACTATGTTCTGGCAGAAGGCAACCAGAGTGCTTGGATTTAGGTCTGAATTAGACACTCATGAGACATACATCCAACTGACTGCACCTACTGCCGACAGAACTCTGACTCTACCAGATGCTTCAGGTAATGTTGTCATTGACACCACAGTGCCTTCATTCAGTAATGGCGCAAGTGCCGGAGAGATAAGGTTTAAAGAGGCAGGAGGAAATGATTATGTTGGCATTAAAGCACCAAGCAGTATCGGTACACCTGTTACATGGACACTACCGAATGTAGATGGCACTTCAGGTACGGTAATTCAAACCAATGGCTCAGGAGTATTATCATGGGTTAATAATGGAGGAGCAATTGCACTTCAGTATTTTAAAGAAACAACTGCGACCACAATAACCAACCCTGCTGCTAATACAATTATTCAGTCTTTATTGATTCCTGCCGGAACATTTACCCTTAATAATTCATTTGTTGCCAATTTTAAAACATTTAGCTCAAATGCAACAACAGGAGTAAATGTTTATCTATCAATAAATACCACCATAAGTCTATCAGGGGCTTTGCAAATTTCAGGCGCACACCTTCTTAATGCAGGCATACAGGGTTTTAATGGAACATTAGGATTTAATTTGTATGGAGGGTTAAGTGGAGACACTACGAGATACATTTCCAGTCCGTGGACTAATATTGCATCCGTCGGTTCTTCGACAGTTGTTATTGATTGGAGTGTTAATCAGTACTTGATTCTGTGGTGCGGCCCTTCGGCAAATAGAAATATCACTAACCTCTTAATCGCAGTAACACCAACATGATAATTGATTTAATATTTACAGACAACTTATTGACATTTAAAGACAATCAATTTAAATGTGGTCAATCATACATTGAGGGGGGTGCTTGTATAATTAACCTTCTAAATGATAATAATGATTTCGATGTTATTTTAGTTGCTAACGAAACAACCATCAATGGTGTCCTTCAGACATCGGCACAGATGATAATTGACACCTTGAGCAATGGGCAATCCTAATCCATTCTACAGATTTAAGCAAGCATGGAATGCAGGGTTTTACCCTGATAACCAGATAATGACTGACCTCATAAATGAGATGGTCGGGCAATTGACAATTGATTTGCCAAGCATCTGGCCGGGTAAGACAATTGATGGCCTTTATTATGCGATTAAGCAATGGGTGAAGACTTATGAGGAGTTGCCATATTTTGGCAGGTTTGATTTTACTATTCAGAAGATACTACAAACTCCAAATAACGAGTATAACATCAATGTATTTAACCCTGACATGGCTGCCCTTAATTTGTCAGGGGCAGGCTTTACTGTTAATGGTTTTTACAATCCTACTACCAAGATTGTAGTTAATTCTAATGTCAATGCCTTCACCCCTGGCTCATTCTCAGGATCATTTGCCGAGCCTCTAATTCAGGAGGAAGTTAAGGTTAGTGAGGCATTAGAGATAGTTAATATCAATGGCTCTGCCATCTTCCCTATAACTTACTCATTCAATCCCACTACCAATGTAGCCACATCAGGATTAGCCAGAGGAGACAATTGGTTTTTGGATGGCAATGGCAATCCAGACCGGCAGCCTGTGCCTAATCTGCCTTATGAGAACAGGCGCACATTTGAGCTGCCTGCTCTCAATGGTGATGACACTTACATCATCAGCGTAATGGAGCGCATCATTCAGGCATCATTGATTGACCCTGTTTATGGCAATTTGATTCTGTCTGAATTTAATGCCTATTCAATGCCTGATGGCTGGGTTAAGTCAGGAGACCATCCTGTTTATTCAGTTTATGAGCGTGTTCAGTTCAATTTTGTAAATGCCAACAGGCGCAAGTTTATTCTGGTGGGTAGGCTGGATGGTGG